AAGCTGCCCGTCAGCTAAATGCGGAATCTTTTGTACGATTATTTTTCTAATTTCTTCTAGATCTCTTTCTCTTTCTGTATCAACAGCTTCATCATATTGAATTGTTGCAGGAATTACATTTAAAAATAGTGGGCGATAATTATCAAAAAATGAGAAACATACACCCATATCTACTGGTATTGTAAGCCAGCTAGTTGATACTTTTCCTTTTAACCATTTTTTATAATAATTAGAAATAAAAGTAGGATAAGCATTTAGCGCACTCTGACGAGAATATTCATCTAAGATGGTATTGAAATAACTTACATTAAATTCAATTATATCATTACCATAAATGTCTCTAAATCTGTTGCGGCTATACTCACTAGGTAAATCAAAAATAACTAAATTATTTTTATCAAGATTTTGAATAAGTCCGAAAAAACTACCATCAACTAAAACTTTAACAGAAACTCTTGTAAATAAATCAACAATATTAATTTTATCTATATACTCTAATCCTATATAATACCTTTTAGAAATATATGGATTGGAGAGTTGTTTACCAATACTTGGATGGGGTATTAGTATTCCCATATATTTCAATAGAGTAGCATAATATAAAATAATTCTCTTATAAAAACCACTTTTATTGTAGTAATTACGAGATAATTTTTGTTGAGAAATTACATCGGTTCCATTAACAATTTTTTCAATTTCTTCAGGAGAATAATCATGCAATTGATGAACGTATCTTGAAGAATACCAAGCATCCCAAGCCGCATCGCTTTTAGCGACCATTTCTTGTTCAACTTTTTTAAAGGTAGCAATATCAAGTGAACTTTCTTTCATTTAATTTACTGTCCCCCTGTAAAGAAAATCAATTTACGACCTTGTGTAGAAAATCTTTTCTTTTGCCGTTGATATGCTTCCTCTTCAAGCTCCTTAATTCTCCACTGTCCGTAAGCAAAAGCAGAATACTTATCTTTTGGAAAGCGAGAGTTAATTTGTTCAAGAGAAATATCCATGCCGGTCCGTTTAAGTCGTAAATTAGCCATTTCTTCAAATAATTTAGTGGTTAGCTCATGAGGCAGCAATCTTTTTACACGTTGCTCTAATGACATATGATTTCCTACTTGCGTAGAAAGTAAAGCGGTACGAGCCTCTTGTTCTGTAATAAGAAAATGCACCATGCCGCTATTTAAACGAGTATAAGCATTACCATGTATTTGAGAGTTTAATGGACCATTCGCTTTCATAGAATAAAGAATATTAATTGATTCTTTAGGTTGAATTTTTTTATAATCATCGTTATTAAAAAATCCATATGGCGGCAGTTGTTCACCATGCTCGTCCGTTTGGACTCGTATCATTTCATCTGCTAAACCAATACCCAATCCGTTAGTATCTATTACGCACTCGCGCGGATTATACTTCTTAATTAATTTCTTTAAATCTATCGCCTGCTGAACAAATGTCTTTGTTTCAGCCTGCCGCCCTAAAACCTCAATATAAACCAAAGTGGAATAATACTTATTATCACGTATATTAACTCGAAAGACACAGGCAACGGTTTGGTCAGAAAGTCTTCCTACATCCACCGATATTAAGTAAAACACATTAGGATTATCTCTAAATTTTTGATTCCATTCTGGATTTTTTATTTTTCTATATTTAGAGAGTTTCTCAAAATTGAACCAAGATTCCTCTGACCCTCCTAACCAGTTTCCCATATATTCACTAGCAAAAGTCTGTTCACTGTAAGAAGGGTCCATCTTTAATTCTCTAACATATTGTCCATCAATAAGACCATGCATTACTGGAATTCGGTAATCAAGTCCTATACAGAAATTATGTTTAGGATCAATTATAGATTTCTCAAGTACATCAATAAGTTTTTCATAGGCAAAAGAAGATTTCATTCCCGCGGAGGTCGCGTATATAACCTGTGTGTTAATTTTTTCATATGGATTTACTAATCCATTTGCCATACGACGAGATACATTCATCTGAGGAAGTATGACTTGCGCAATCATATCGCCATCCTGGTCACGTGCTTCATCGATTAACGTTGCGTGCGTACGCAATCCACGATCAGAGTCTAACGCACCAACAATAGAAAGTCTACTTCCATTCTTAAAGAAAAGATCACAATAGTCTTTACCAAAGTTAGCATGTGGTCCACCTTGATACTCTTCAAGTTCATTTTTAAGTAAAGGCCAAATACGCCATATTTCTTCTATCTTTTGTTTTGAAATCTTCGCGGCCTGATTCTTGTTCGGCGCGACGATAGATCCTATATGACCCGGCACAAAAGTACATTGTAAATATTTAGCTAAAATAGAAAGGAAAGTTTTGGATGTAGCTCGCGCCGCGGTAATATAAATATTCGTATATCTCATGCACGCGCGCAAGAAAATTCTTTGATAAGGAAATAAATCAAAATTACTTTCACTTGGTTTAATTAAATCCAAGTATATATCAGGATAGACTGAAAAAATTTGCCAGCACTCATATAAAAGTTCTTCGTTTCTCTCTAGCCATTCCTGTGTTATGACAACTCCTTTTTCAAGTTCAATTCCTTCTCTAAAGACTCTTTCTCTTTTGCTAAAAGTGGATTCTGAAGGGTCGCGCAATTTAATATTTTCACTCATTTTCATCCACCTCTACTTTAAATTCCTCATTATCTAAATCGCTAAATCCTGCATTATCGTATTCGTCTAAATTAACCTCTTTCGGCAGATCGAATAAACTTTCTTCAGCTTCATTAGCAACTTGTAATGACTTTAATCTTTGAGTGATCTCGTCTCCAATGCCGCCCTCATTCACATATAATCTCTGTGTAAAATTCTCTATATTCTTTAGTGTTTCATCAATTATATCTCTTGTAGTATTATCATAATATTTGTTTTGCCGCCCTCTCTTTTCAAGCCAGTAGCCAACTTCCGCGAAAGAATCAAAATCCGCTGCGTTCTTTGTATTTTTCGGTGTAAATTCCGCAGTTTTAACTAACTTATCATAAGAAGCTAAAAACTTATCAACATCTTTATCTCCAGCTCTAATTCTGCTATCAATCTCAAGAGATAACTTACAAATCTTTCTAGCCTGGTCAATCTGTAGCGCGCCATTTACGTTTTGAGTTAATAGAAGTCCCTTATATAAATCTTCCAAATAGTTAAGTTCTTCTTCACTATAGTTAGCGCCCCATGTCTCTTTTAATTCTTTAATATGCTCTTGATTAATATAAGGTAGTTCATCTTCAATTAGGCTGGCTTCTCTTAATTTCTTATATTGCTTGAAGTAATCTCCCCATCCAATTCCCTTATATTCTTCGCCAGCAAATACATTACTGTATACAGCCCAAACTTGATCTTCCCCATTAGCTTCTAAAAGTCTACTCCATTCCTTTACAATAAAAGGTATCCCCGCATACTGGCATAATTTATCTATACTATCCCAACTAAACTCATTCTCTTTTAAATAATTCTGAATACATCCATTACAAATAGGTAAATACCCATCGCTATAAAAAGGAGAATGAGTTTTACTAAATTTATCCCCCGGGAGAGTAAGTCCACAGCGGCCGCACCTCTTCGTAAAGAAATCACGCTTCGGTATTTTCGGTTCTATTCCCATCTTCTACTTCCTCCTGGGATTTCTCAGTCTCCTGTTGGATTTTTTCTATGGGCCGCCGCAAACTTTCTTTATTCGCCAATTTTAAAACTTTTAAAAATTCCTTTTTTCTTGTTCTATTTTTCCCTCTAAACTTCTCCATTACATCCGCAAAAACGTCTGTAAAGTCTCTCGGCTCTTTTCCATCTAAAAGCTCAACAGATAAAAGTTTACTTATCCCTAAAAAAATCTCAACCTCTTTAATTCTACTAATTTCTTCCATAAATTTCTCTTCTAAACTTTTCACTTCTATCTCTGCCTCCTTATTTTCTTTTATCTCTTAGAATTTTCTCGCATCTTTTACACCTAGGAGAAAATCCATCACTAGATCTATGTCTCTTAACAAAATTCTCTTCATTCAATAGAAACGTGCCGCCGCAATCTTTGCACTTCTTAAAATTCTCTTCAAAGAATATATTCTCCATTACTAACTGATGTTGTTTTGCAGCCGCCGCTATCTCTTCCAAGCACTTCTTACAATATAATGTGCTAATATAATTAACCTTATAATTTTTCTTATATTTCTTGTTGATGATCTCCGCAATTTCTTGATTAGACTTTTTCTTAATTTTAAGGTCTAAAATTTCTTGATGTAATGGATCAAGTTTAGCAAGTTTTATATAAGTTTCTGCAACTTTGAAGAGTTCGCGGGCAGAAGTATCTTCTGAAAAGCCATCTTCTAAAGTATCTATAAATTGAGAGCTTTCTTCCCAAATTCCAAAAAGCGCATATAGGTGATCCGGATTTCTAAAATCAAACTCATAACAATTTTTAGAAAGTTGAGGTTGATTCCAGATTCGATTTGAGATTTCTTTAAGTTCATCTTCTGTGAAATCTGCGGGAATTGGAAACCTCTCTTTATTAAAAATTTTATAATCTAAAATACGGCCGTTATGTACGCCGAAGGGTCGAACTAAAATTTCGGTTCCAAAAGAGGGCAAAGTTGAACCTTCAAAAAAGGGTTCGCCCTGCACCATAATTGTAGGTGAGTACGAATCCCTTAACATATATTGTTGCCGGCGTAGGTCTACAAGTTGATGACGCTTTTTTAGATAAGTGTAGAGACTAAGATGAGTTGACTGAAGTTTAATTGATTGAAGTTGGGATTCGGTGAAACGGTTGAGGAGAGGCTGACGAATTGGGAGTTTTCGTTTACCGTGATCGAGATCGTAATAGGTGACGAGAAGCTCGGTCTCATCAATTTCTCTCCAGAGGGCTTCAAGTTCTTTAAGAAGGGAAGGAGGGGCTTTTTCACGGGCTTCTTTGCGGGAGAAGGTTTCTTTAGGGAACTTGGAAGGGGCGAGAGAAGTTGAAAGAATTGAAGTTTCGTTGAAGGCGGGAGACTCAAGAAGAGCATCAAGAGATTCAGGAGGTTTTGAGTC